TTCAGCTTCGATCTTGAATGATGTTGCTTCATGGTGCGAAACCAACGGTAAGTTCCTATCCACTGGAGATAATGAAACGCTTCATGCTTCAGTAATTTTGGGAACTGATACTTTATCGACACCTGCTATCTTGAATGCTTCAAGTCGTAAGAAAGCTCATTGCCTTTACAACAAAAACCTTCGTGTTTCTGCAAGCAAAGAAGCTGGTTACGCTGATGTGTCTTACCTGAGTATGGTTTTGAGTAAAGTTGTCGGTTCTTACACTGCAAGTTTCAAAACTCTTTCAGGTATGTTTCCTGATGTTGTTTCAACCTCGCTGATTACGATACTTAAAGCCAAAAACACTTCATGGTATACAACCATGTATGGAAGAAACATTACTGAAGGTTCAAGAACTTGCGGTGGTGTTGAATCTGATTGGCTTGATGTTGAAATTGGTATTGATTGGCTCGGTTCGAGACTTCAGGAATCGGTAATCTCAACGATCTTTGGAACAGACAAGATCGCTTACACTGACGCAGGTGCGGGAATTATTGCTGATGCAGTTAATATCATTCTCAAGCAAGCGGTTGATGTAAGTTTTTTAGCAACTTACAAGTTGGATATTCAACCAGTTGCTGATCAGACCGAATCTGATAGAAATAACCGTATCTTCAATGGTATCAGTTTCACTTCTGATCTTGCAGGTGCAATTCACAAAACTACTATTCGTGGAAAGGTGGCGTAATCATGGCATTGTTCCAATATTCCGCAAGAAATGTGATCATTACGATCACCCCAGTAAACAAACTTTATCAACCTTTCAATGTGTTGGGTTATGGTGAAGGTGCTTTCTTGACCGTTGATCTTGCTGATGATGATTTCGCTACTACAAGTGGTGCTGATGGTCATGTAGTACGATCTTTTCACCCAAACCCAATTGCTAATGCTGTTTTAACACTTCAGCAAACTTCACCAAGCAATGATCAACTTACTTTCCTTAGAAACAAGGATCGTATTGTTGTAGGTTCGGGAGTTTTCGGATTTTCCGTAAAAGTTCCACCAATCACTAACCCAATTGCTTCTGCAATTCCAAATGTTCAAACTGGTATCAGTACTGTGATTTCGGCAACTGGTTATGTTTCCAAAAATGCGAACTATGAATACGGTAAAGATTCTGGTGATCGTGCTTGGAATTTAACCTTAATCAATCCTGAATTTGACGCAAATTTTATTGATCAGGTGTTTTCAACTTCTATCAATGTTGCCAATTCTATTGCTCAAGCGTCAAGTATGGTAAACTCTAACAACTAACTTTCTGAGGTTCTAAATGTCAAAAGAAACAACTATCGAAAATCTTTCAATCTCACTTGAACCTTGGGCATTCTTCAAGTTGCTCGATATTAAGAGAAAACTCGCTTCAATTCTTGCGAAACATTCAGCAACCGTTGCTGAAGTTGTAGACAGTATTGAGGGTGAAAAGTACGGTAAGTTGGTTGAATTATTACTCAATGTTGTCGGAAATCTTTCTGATGCAGATATGCAATGGTTGATTTCAATCACGTTTTCAAACATCATTATTGACGGTGTTAATTATACCAAAAAAGATGATATTGAGAACCTTTTGAATGGTAAACCTGTTATCTTTTACAAGATCATTGGTTTTGTATTCAAGGAGAACTTTTCCGATTTTTTGGCACTGGCGAAACTCAAAGTTTAATTTTTACACCTTACGGTCTCCAACAACAGAAAAATCTTCCTTCAACCACAACCGAAGAGCAAGATTTGAAGTTGTTGGAGAAACGTAAGAAATTTAATCTAACTTATACTGAAGAGTTTCGAGAAGAATTACTGGGTTGGGACTTAATAGCTCGTGGTGTTTGTAAGAAACAAGATTTGTGGGATTCTCTGACATATTCAGATGTTTTGAAGCTGAATCAAGCAATCACAATCAAGATGGAAACGGAAGCTAATTTACTATGATCGTTAGAGAATTAATCACAAAACTTTCCTATATGGTTGATAATTCAGGGTTGAAGAAATTCAATGACGGTGTAGCTTCTGCAATAAATTCAGTCAATAATCAACTTAGAAATGTTCAAAACGGTTTAGCTCCGCAAGGATTGACTAAAAAACTTAAAGCTGATATGCGAGAAATCGAACGCTTTAAGGAAAGATCAGCTATTGTTTCAGCTAAAAGATTAGAAAAAGCACAAACCGCTTCGTTACTTAGAACAAGAGAGCGTGCGAACTTAGCTCTTGAAGTTATGCAAGATAAAGCCAATAAAAGACAGCTTATCCGTGATCAAAATACTACTGGTAAAATAGCTCGTATGCGAATGGATTCTGCTGAAAGAATTGCACTATTTCAGCAACGTAAAGAAGCAATGTATCAGAAGAATAAAGAAATTACTGATCGAAGATTTCAGGATGCTCAAGCACGAAGAGCTATAAGAAGCACTGAGACTATTGAGAGACGCAAGAGTGAAATCACTCGAAGAATGACTGGTTATACGGGAATGACTTTGAGTGCTGTAGGTGTTGCTGGAATGATCCCAATTGTTACAGGTTTCAAGCGTGGTTTGAAATCACTGATTGATACTGAAGTTACTCAAGGTGCATTAGGTGCAAGTTTAGGTAGTGCAGAAAAAGGTAAAGCAACACAACTTCAATTTGAAAGTTTTGCAAGTAATACACCATTATCCCAAGAAGCGGTAAATGATGTAGGTAAAAGTATGATTGCACTCAAATTTACCTCAGATGAAGCAATTAAGAGAATGGGTCAGTTGGGTGATGTTGCAGTCGGTAACAATGATATGTTTGTTAGAATTGCAAAACAGTATCGACAAATTCAGATGAGAGGTTATGCCTACTGGGAAGACTTAAATAGAGTGTCTGATGCAGGTGTAATTATTCTACCAACTCTTGCTGAAAATTTAGGTAAAACTAACACCGAACTCATGAAGATGGTTAAAAATCGTGAAGTTACGGCAGATATGGTAAATACTGCATTGGATACCTTAACTGGTAAAGGTGGTAATTATAATAATCGACTGAATGACATGATGCTACAGTTAGGTGGTAAAATAGATAGACAACAAGACTCAATAACTCTTGCTCTTCGTGATGCTGTTGAAGTTTTGAAACCAGTAATTGTTAGTTTTCTTGAAATTACAACATGGCTTGCTGACTCATTTCGATCAATGCCGAAAATATTGAAACTTTTATCAATGTTACCTTTATTACTTGCACCACTTACATTATTTTCTGGAATGATGTTAGGTTTAGCTCACTTTATGCTAAATGTTGTTATGTTGCTTTCTTCAATCAATGCTCAACTTGGTGGAAGAAGTGTCAAAGCTATTCTCAGTGGTGGGTTTTCAAAGATTTTTGGAAAAGGTAAAAACTCAAGCAGTTCTACACGTTCAGGTGGTGCTTTAATCATTCCAACTTCTGCTAAAAATATTAAAGGTAGACTTGCACCAAGGGCGAGAAGTGTTAAAAATGCCAAAGGTTTATTAAAAGGTGCGAAATTTATAGGTAGGTTAGGTACTGCTGTTGCAGGTGGTGCAACAGTTGGTTCACTTGGTGGTGTTCCCGGTATTATTGCAGGTATTGTATCTGCTTTAATAGGAATGTTAGTATTTCAAGCAATATCATTTGGTATCGGTGCTTTAATCAATTCTTTCTCAAATAAAGATGGTAAAAGTTCAGCTGAAAATGCAATTGATAAGGCTTCAACAAAATATTTAAACCTAAACACTTCAAGAAGCACATCAAGACGTGAATACATGGCGAACCTTCAAACTGGTAATCCGATCAACCAAAATTATGACAAACCTATCGAAATTACCGCGAATTTTCATGGATTACCCGAAGGTGATAAAAATAAGGAACAATATTTAAAAACTGTTGCAAAAACTTCACTCGATGAATATTTTGGTAGAATGGTCGGTGGGTTACAAGCTGATACCGTTGGAGTTAGATAATATGGCAATTTCTTATATAATGACTAACCTTCCAACTATCGGTGGAATTCAAGTTGATTCAAACTTGAGTGAGAATATTACGTTTTCAAACCAAATACCTTCACATCCAATTGAATCAGGTTATTCGGTTTCCGATGCAATAATCCGTGAACCTGTTGAAGTTTCGTTAGATTGCATTGTTGCAAAAGATTCTTTAGCTGAACAAAGTTTGGTTCAAGATAGTAGTGCATTCAGACCTGACAATACTTACGCAAAACTTGAGAAACTTGTACGTTCTGCAACTTTAGTTACTGCAGTAACAAGTGTGAGAATATTCAGAAATATGGGTATTGTTTCACTTTCAATTCCAAGAACATCACAAGATGGATTGAACCTTAAATTTACAATAAACCTTCGTGAAGTCATAGTTGTAAAATCAAAGATGATCATTGATGAATTTAGTTCAGATGCTTCAACTTTGGGAAATACTGATGTGAATAAAGGGTTTCAAGATTTTACGAAGAGTGAGTTTTTATCAAACTATTTACCGCCATTGGATGAACTTAGAGTTGAACAACAGATTCGAGTACCATAATGAATATTTATACAATACCTTTAGAAAACAATAAACTTGGTTTTGGTCGAGTAACCACAGTAAATAAGAAAACCTTATATATTTCTGTAAACTATAATAAGGCTGGCGATTTCTATTCCATGAATCTTCTTGATTCTTCAAAAGAAGTCGTAGTTTCAGGAATTAGACTTATTGTTGGTGAAAACCTTATAAGTGGTAGAATTTCAGCATTGAAATATGTTTCAGCGATATATCTTCAATGCTCAGATAGTAATAGAACACTTAATCCAAATCTGAATACCTTGATTGACTACAGTTTAATATTGGTTGAATAATATGAAGTTTTTTGGTAGAACGGTCGAATTGGTATTAACCATAAACGGTTTAAGTGGTCTCAGAACCATAACTTTGACCGACCCACTTCATATTGAATTTGATGTTACCGAAACTACTTCTGATTCGGGAGATGCTGGAACAGTTGGGGTTTACAATATATCTAATGAAAGTCGATCAATTCTACAACTTGATGCAATTGGTAATTCAACAGGTGTTCTAAAAGTTGGTTATCCTGACAATACCAAAGTTATCTATGAAGCCGATATTTCACAGATTACTGATGTTGTTGAAGGAGCTGATCTTAAAACTACCTTTACCCTATCAGTTGGTTTTAACGAAAAACAAAAACCTGCTATAAGTAAGTCATTTCCGCCACAAACTAAGATGAGCGATATTGTTAAATCAGTAAGTTCAGATATGACAACAGTTAATGTTGATTTAAGTAACTTAACTTCTGATAAAGAGTTCAAACGTGGTGTAGTTGTTTCAGAAAATCCTTACAAGTTTGTGGAAAAACTCGCAAAAGCGAATAATAAGAAGTTTATTCATGTTAAAGACTTAATGACAATTTCAGATGATTGGACTAAATCAGGAAATGTCTATGTTTGCAGTTCAGAATCTGGGATGATCGGTATTCCTGAACAGGTTACTTCTGAAGAGGATACTGAGGATCTTGGAGGTGTCGTACCAAAACCAAACGCTGAAAATCAAACTACTAACGAAAAAATGAAACCAAAGCAAGCTGAATTAGGTTACAGGGTAACTATGTTATTGCTTGCAGACATCTTACCTTTGGACTATATTGAACTTAGTTCAAGAAGGTTGCAGATCGAAAATATGAGATTACTGGTTAAGTCGATCTCTCATGTCGGTTCAAACTTCGGTAATGATTTCTACACAATAATTGAAGCTTATAGGGAGCAAGTTAAGCTATGATTGACTTCTCTAAAGTAGTTCGTGAAGCAATAACTTCACAAATTAACGCAATCCATACTTCAATGCCTGCAAAGATCGTTAGAGTTGATAAAGATTCTATTGATGTACAACCTCTGATCTCGATTCAACAGGGTGTTGAATATCGACAATTACCATTACTGTATAACGTACCTTATCTTTCTTCAAGCTTTGGTAAGCGTGGAATATTTGTAAAACCTAAAGTTGGTGACGATGTTTTAATTATTTTCACTGAAGTAAATATTGACAATTTCCTAATTGACGGTAATAGTCAAATTGCTGACGATAACAGAAAATTTTCACTTTCTGATGCTGTTGCAATTTGTGGAATAAACTCATTCGACAATGTTACCAAACTTAATAATGACGAATCAGTAATTCTTGTTAATGAAAATGCTAAAGTATCACTTAAAGATAATGGTGATCTTGTTTTGAATGAAGGTGATGATTATGCAGTCAAGTTTAATGAGTTGAAGAAACAATTTAACACTCTTAAAGATGAATTTGATGCTCATGTTCACGTTGCAAGTCTCCCAGTAAACTCAAGCGGTAATGCAAGTGGTACAGTTAATGCAATTTTAGTTAAATCATTAGCAAATATTGATACCTGTAAAGTAAACAAAGTGAGATTATAACCATGAATGACACACGAAAAGGTATCACAAACCTAAAATTAAATGAAACCAAAGGTGAAATTTGGGATATTATTATCACTGATGGTCAATTGGAACTTACAACTGGTGATGATTACCTTACCCAAAAAGTAAAATCATTACTTCAAACTGCTGTTGGTGAAGTTACTGAAAATATGGAATTTGGAGTTCCTTATTTTGAACAGATTTTAGGAATTAAAAACCCCGATCTTGCCTTAATTAAAAGTATTTTTGAAAATGTTATTGTTGAATCTGAGGTTTTGAAGAAAATTGGTGTAACTTCAGCAAATATCGCTTCAATAAGCCTTGATAAAGTAAATCGTGATTTGAAAATAAATGATCTAATTGTAACTACGAAATCAGATGAAGTTACCATAAAGGAATTGACTGTATGAACTATGGTATATCCAAAGATGGTTTTGCTAAAAAAACCTATGATGTTTTAAGTCAAGAGCATTTTAATAGATTGGAAAACGCTTTTGGTTCAATTGATACTGAACCTGATGGTGCTTTTGGACAAATTAACCGATCAGATTCGTTAGCAAATGCTGAAGTTTGGGATGTTCTTGATGCTGTTTTAGGTGATAATGACATCAGAAGTTGCACAGGTAACAACCTTGATAGACTTATGGCAAATATCAGAATGTTTCGTAAGCTCGCAACAAAACCTTCAGCAATTTGTGAATTTGGTGGAGTTATCGGAACTACCATACCTCAGAACACTTTAGTTACTCAAGCGGTCACAAATGCTTCATTCAGCTTAGATTCCGCAGTTGTAATCAACAATGCAAGTTGTGTAAAGTTTGAGATTAGACCGAATGCTTCATTAGTTACTGGAAATGTTGTAAGTTTAAGAATCAATGGATACCTCATTGCTGTTACTGTTGGTGCAACTGATCAAAATTCAATTTGTGTTGCACTTATTAATAAGTTAAATCAAAATGTATCTTGTGACTTAAGTAAGGTTGAACTAACTGCTGATGGTAAAGGAATTTACTGTTACAGTCGTTTAGCTTATAGACCAGTTGCAGTAATTGACCTTGTATTGTGTACCTTTGGTGATGTTTGGTCTATAGGAAGTGTTACCGCTTTATCTTTTGGACTTCTTGTGATCCCTGCTAATACCTTGAACCGAAAAGGTGGCTCAATAGTTGGATGGAATTCAGTAACAAACAGATTGAACGGTTCAAGTGGTTCAACGGATGAATCTGATTCAGCTTTCAGAGCAAGGCATAAAAAAGGTGTTCAGATCGGTTCAGCTTCAACAGTTCCCGCAATTGAATCAAAAATTCTGAATAATGTACCAAATGTTTCTTTTGTTTCAGTTTACACAAATAGAAAAGATGATCCTGATCAATGGGGTAATCTACCTCATTCGGTTACAATTACTGTTGAAGGTGGTGCTGATCAAGCGGTCGCAACTGCAATCTATGAATCAATTCC